GACTCAATCGCATGTGGAAACGGCGAAGCAAACTCGCTTACTACTGGCCTGCACTTTCCCACATCGGAGAACAAGCCGTTACCTCCGGCGAAATCTATACCGATGGGACAGCAGCAGATCAAGACGTATTCGGATACCAAGAACGCTATGCCGAATACCGTTATAAACCTTCAATAGTCACTGGTGCTATGCGCTCGTCACACACTACAACGCTCGATGCCTGGCACCTGGCATTCGACTTCGACACAAGGCCCTTATTAAACAAAGCCTTCATACAAGACTACCCACCTATAGACCGTGTGGTCGCTGTACCCACGGAACCGCAGTTTATCTGCGACTTCTACCATAAACTAACCTGCGCCCGACCTATGCCCATGTATGGCACACCGGGCTACATAGATCATTTCTAATGGGCTTCTTCGATCTTGGATTAGGCGACGTTCTTGACTTTGTAGGTCAAGAACGCGCCAATGCAGCCAACAAAAAAGAGGCGAGGAGAAACCGTAGATGGCAAGAACGCATGTCATCTACAGCCCATCAACGCGAGGTCGCCGACTTAAGAGCGGCCGGCCTCAACCCCATCCTATCCGCTACCGGCGGCCACGGAGCTTCCACCCCAGGTGGAGCACAAGCGAATATCGCAAATTCAGCAAAAGACTTCGGACGAAAGTCACGAGAAAACCAAATCATGCGCGAACAACTCAAAAACGTAACCGCTGATACTGGTCTAAAAAACGAACAAGCTGCACAAGCAAATCAAGCTGCAATGAATTTAATAGCGAACTTCGACCTACTATCACAACAACGTATTAACGCCGCAAACAGTGGCCGCTCAATCTCAGCTCAAGCGGATATAGACGAGATGGACGCGAAGCTGTACAAAGAAAATCCACTAATCAGAAATATAAAACTAATGGGCCCCCTTATGGGGGGCGCAGCAACAATGCTACAAAATAAAGGATTCCTGAAAGATATAGGAAAGGAAATCAACCTCAACGGCGGAAACGCCGCACAAAAAGGACACTAAAATGTCACTAGTTACCCCTAAAAAATATCAACGTCGATCTCCACACCCTTACTCAGACGAGCTCATGACCGAGCAACATCACAAGGAAACCTGTGATATCCATACAATCATGCGCAAATACGAAAAAACCGGCATCCTGGAACACACCGCAAAATACGGCCCTCAATATGCCAACTATGTCGGAGCTCCCGACTTCAAGCAGGCAATGGATTACATTGCCAACGCCCACTCACTCTTTAACCAGGTACCGGCAAAAATCCGAGATCAATTCGATAATGACGCCGGAAAATACCTCGAATTCATGACCGACGAAGGCAACTTCGAGCAAATAAAGCAAATGGGCCTCCCCACAGATCACCTGGAGGCCGCACAGTGCGATAACGCACCTGACCCTACCCAACCCCCTGCTTGGGCAAAACCTCTCCTGGAGAGCACGACAGAAGCTCCTGAAGGGTCTGAAAAATGATTGTAATCAATCAACATAAAAACTACCGCCGTTTACACGGAGCAAGAGCCAAACGCGATACAATAGAAAACCAGCAAAGGGCACATGACGCCCGCAAAAAGCTGGAAAGGCTGCGCCAGTCACTTGACGGCAGCCGTGGGACCATGATACTTACTTGATGTATATGGTCCCACTGGTCGGTAAACCGACCAAAACCCCACCAGGGGGGCCTGACTCCCCTCCCTGGTGGACCTAAAACGAGTCGAAAATGGAGTAAAAACACAATGAGACGAAAAAAAATTGGAAAAAAACGCTCAAAGAAGCTTTTTTCAAAAACCGCTTCACGGACTAACAACAGGAACCTTACTAACCGCGTCCCTCGCGGTGGGTACCGGATGTAGCGTGGCGTTATGCCCTGCTATTACCCCATCGACGGATGGCGGGCCAAATCGCCTAACGAAAGCGGAAAATATGGGGTTGTCTTTAGCCGAAAAGGCGCTCAGGAAGATCAACCCGTTAAACTCCCCTGCGGCCGGTGTATCGGGTGCAGACTAGCTCGTTCGAAGGACTGGGCACTTCGCTGCATGCACGAAGCCTCAATGCACGAGGACAATGCATTTATAACACTCACCTTCGACGACAAAAACCTACCGAGCGACGGATCTATAAATCCGGAGCACCTTCAAAAATTCTTCCGACGTTTACGTGAGAAAATCTCTCCCAGGAAGATTAAATATTTCGCCTGTGGCGAATACGGAGAACAACTAGGTCGACCCCACTATCATGCAATAATCTTTAACCACGGATTCCCCGACAAGGAACCCATGTCGCAAAATGGCGACAACATACTATTCAAGTCCAAAAGTCTTGAACAAACCTGGCCTTACGGTCTACACTCAATCGGGACAGTCACGGAGCAATCAGCAGCATATGTCGCAAGATACTCACTTAAGAAAATCAACGGTGAACAATCCGAAGAACACTACCAGGGCAAACGCCCGGAATTCTTGCTCTCATCAAAAAAACCAGCCATCGGCAAACAATGGTTTGAAAAATATAAAGACGACTGTCTTAAAGGCTATCTCACGAATAACGGGAAAAAAGTCCCCGTACCAAAGTACTACGAAAAACTGTGGTCTGAATCAGACGACTACAGTTACTCGTTCTACAAAGCCGCGAAGGCGGAACACATTGATATCTTTGACCCGGAAAACTGCAATGATAGATTACGTGTCAAAGAACAATGCAAAATCATCCAAACCGAAACACTTACTAGGAGTCTTTAACAATGAACCACTTGATGTACTCAATCTATGATTCAGCATCTGATAGCTATAATCTACCGTTTTACTTCATCAACAGTAATATGGCCACGCGATCGGCCATTGACCTACTCAGCGAGGACAACGCAATCTCAAGGCACCCTGAGGACTTTACCTTATTCCAGGTGGGAGAATTCGACCCACAAACAGGAAAAGGAACTTTCTTCGACACCAAAAAAAGATTCATCAACTTTCACGAACTGGCAGCTACCCTTCCCGATCTACCCCGGGAAGAAACCGCCGTATCTGAACAACCTACCAAAACCTTAAAAGAGGCATAAAAATGTCACGCGCATCAATACCAACATGGCAATCCGGAACTTCACCTGTAGGGGGGTCGGCGAAAGCCGACATTCCCCGATCATCATTCGACCGATCTTCATCGTACAAAACCGCCATCGACTCAGGCGGTCTATTCCCATTCTTCCTCGATGAGGTAGTTCCAGGTGACACATTCAACCTGAAAACCTCCGGCATATGCCGACTATCAACACCCATATTTCCAGTAATGGATAACATGTACTTCGAGACATTCTACTTCTTCGTCCCAACCAGACTTGTCTGGGACAACTTCGAAAAAATGATGGGCGAACAGGACAACCCCGGAGACACAACAGACTACCTGGCGCCGGTGACATCTTATGTCGATGGATTCGTAGAAGATTCACTCGCCGACTACTTCGGCCTACCAACAAACGTACCCAACCTCGAAGCGGTATCACTCCCGTTCAGGGCTTATCTTCTTATCTGGAACGAATGGTTCCGAGATCAAAACTTAGAAGATTCACGCACCATACCAACCGACGATGGCCCGGACGACCCCGGAGCTACACTATTCGTCGAACGCCGCGGCAAGCGGCACGACTACTTCACATCATGCCTACCCTGGCCGTTCAAAGGCCCAGCCGTGGAAATACCCTCAACCGGCACAGCACCTGTCACCGGCCTTGGCTCACAACAATCAGGAAACTACACAGCAGGCGCTGGACCTAGACAAGAATCAGGAATACTACCTGACCGAACTTACACCTGGGAAGGACGCGGCGACGACCTATGGGTAGAAATGGACGCACAGTCCGGCGGCGCCCCCATGATATTTGCAGATATGGAAAATTCTAACTCTGCAACCGTAAACCAACTGCGCCAAGCCTTCCAAATCCAAAAAATGTACGAGCGCGACGCCCGTGGCGGCTCCAGATACACCGAAATCATCCGGTCACACTTCGGCGTGGTATCACCTGACGCACGACTTCAACGCCCGGAATACCTCGGAGGTGGACACACCCCGATAAACATCAACCCAATCTATCAATCTGCCGAAACAACGGAGTCCAACATAGGACGACTCAGCGGCGTTGGCGTAGCATCATTCACTAATCACGGGTTTGTAAAATCCTTCACAGAACACGGATACATAATAGGAATGTGCAACGTCCGCGCAGATATGTCCTACCAACAAGGACTCAATCGCATGTGGAAACGGCGAAGCAAACTCGCTTACTACTGGCCTGCACTTTCCCACATCGGAGAACAAGCCGTA